CGGCGATATTCTAGAAACGGGAGGAGACATAGTTGAAACTACTCTTAAAGAACTAACTGACGTAATTGAGCGTCCTGTTGAAGCCGTAGTAGACGTAGGCGGCACTGTTATAGAAACGGGAGGAGACATAGTTGAAACTACTCTTAAAGAACTAACTGACGTAATTGAGCGTCCTGTTGAAGCCGTAGTAGACGCAGGCGGCACTATTATAGAAACAGGAGGAGACATAGTTGAAACTACTCTTAAAGAACTAACTGACGTAATTGAGCGTCCTGTTGAAGCCGTAACAAATGTAATTAAAGACTTAGACCCAGATTTACCAGACTTAGATATTCCTAGCCCGGGTGGACCTATAGGTACGCCTTCTTCTCCTTCTCCTGCTACTGGTCTTTCAGGAATGCTTGGGCAAAGACAACCTACTCAAATAGAAAGTTTGTTTGATAAAGAGTTGTTTAAATTTGACACAGAAATTAATATTCCTGTAGGTATGCTTACTCCTACAAAAACAAGAAGGTATGGATAATGACTTACTTAAACCTAGTAAATGCTGTATTACGTAGACTAAGAGAAGACGAAGAAACTGTTGTAGTGAATAATACTGACAGCTATATTAAACTTATCGGTGACTTTGTTAATGATGCTAAACGTATTGTAGAAGATTCGTGGGATTGGTCTTCGTTGCGTAACACGTTTACTGTAGATACACAAGCAAATGTATTTAGTTATGCTATCACAGGAGTAGGGTCAGCTAGTAAGACTCTTGATGTATTAAATGATACATCTAATGTGTTTATGAAACAAGCTAGTTCTTCTTGGATGAACAACGCTTTTCTAAACCAAGACCCGCCTAAAAGCACACCTTCGTATTACTCTTGGAATGGTTTTGACGGTAGTGGTAATTTACAGGTAGATGTTTTCCCTATTCCTGACGGTGTGTATAGCCTACGTTTTAACATGGTGGACAGAACAGCACCATTTACTGCTGACACTGATGTGCTTAATGTACCGTCAGCACCAGTGATTCAGTATGCTGTTGCTTTGGCTTCCCGTGAGCGTGGTGAAACAGGAGGTACATCATCACAAGAACTATACGCTTTGGCTGATTCTACATTAGCCGATGCAATAGCTATGGATGCGGCAAGATTCCCTTCTGAAACTGTATGGACGGCTTGCTAATGGCTCAAAAACTACAAACAATTACAATTAAAGAAGCAGGGTTTTTAGGATTAAATACAGAAGATTCTCCTATTACCATTAATCCTGCTTTTGCGGAAAAAGCTAACAACGCTATAATAGACAAGCATGGTAGAGTAGCGGCACGTAATGGGGTAGTTCCGCTGTCAACAACTGGTTATGATGAGTTTAATTTTAAACCAGTTAAGGCTATGTTTGAGTTTGTTGGTTATGACGGTGCAAAAACTTTAGTATCTACAGGTAACAATAAAATAGTTACAGGTACATCTACTTTAACTGACCAAACACCAGTAGGGACAACCATTACGGATGATAACTGGAAGATAGTTAGTTTAGCAAACAAGTGTTTTATGTTTCAACGTAATCACGAGCCGTTGGTTATGACTGTTGGTTCGGGTGGTGCTATTACTGTTGAAGAACTAAACGGCAGTCAACACTCTAACGGTACACCGCCACAAGCAAATGAAGTTATAGCGGCATACGGCAAACTATGGGCGGCTGATGTAGCAGGTAATAAGCGTACACTATATTGGTCCGATACGCTAATTGGTGGTCATTGGAACGGTGGTGCTTCAGGTTCACTAGATTTAACTAATGTATTCCCTAACGGCTACGATGAGATTGTAGCGTTGTCAGCACACAACGGCTTCTTAGTTATATTTTGTCGTAACTCTATTATTATATATGAAGGAGCAGAAACACCTTTAGACACCGCTTTTAAACTACATGATGTTATTGAAGGTATTGGCTGTATTGAAAGAGATTCTGTACAAAACATAGGTACTGATGTACTATTTTTATCCAACGAAGGTGTACGTAGCTTAGGTAGGACAATACAAGAAAAGTCAAGCCCTGTAGGAAATATTAGTAAGAATGTACGTACAGACTTAATGAATACTGTTAAAAACCATAGAGGTAATATCAAAAGCGTATACAGCGCACAAGAAGGTTTTTATTTATTGTCTTTTCCTGAAGATGATATTTTATATTGTTTTGATACAAAAAAACCTTTAGAAGATGGTTCAGCTAAAACAACAACATGGACAACAATTACACCGCACAGTATGTGTGTATTATCTGATAATTCTTTAGCATTTGGTTTAAAAGTTGGTGCTTTAAATTCAGGAATATTTAAGTATTCAGGATATAAAGACGCTTTCGACCCTACGGGAGCGATTGTTAATATTTATGGTTTAGAGTATACGACTACTGCTATGGATTTTGGTATGCCTAATAATTTAAAGTTTCTTAAAAAGTTTGAAGCTACTGTTATAGGTAACGCAGGTGAGTTATCTGCTCTTTTGTGGTATTGGGATTATGATGAAAATGTTGCAAAAAATTATCAATTCTTACCTACGGAAACAGAAGTCAATGCAGGTAAATATAATATTTCAGAGTACAACACAACAGCAGAATACACAACGGGAGTTTACACTCAAACGCCTTCTGTAAATGCTTCAGGCAACGGTAAGGTTTTACAAATAGGAATACAAGCACAAATAGACGGAAGACCTTACGGGGTACAAAGTATTGATATATCAGTTTTACTTGGGAGAGCAAAATAAATGAGCAACTATACTAAAACAACTAACTTTTTAGTTAAAGACGGGTTAGCCGCGGGTTCTCCTGCTAAACTAATTAAAGGTTCTGAGTTTGATGTAGAGTTTAATGCTATTCAAACATCTATAGCTACTAAAGCAAACTTAATTAGTCCTGCTTTTACAGGTAGCGCATCAGCACAAACACTAGGTGTTTCTGTAGCACTTAACTCTACAGGCACAACAACATTATCAGGTGCAACAACATTATCAGGCTCGACAACACTAGCAGGTACTTTAGCGGGTACTTTCACTATTGACGGAGGTACGTTCTAATGAGCGATGGCGAAAATAAAAATTTTGGTCAAAATCTAATAGACATAGCGGGTGGATATTATTTAGGTAAGGAAGCCTCTGACGCGGCAAGAGCCGCAGGTCAGGAAAGTTATGACCTACTTAGTAATGTTGCCGCGGAAACTCGAGATATAGCAAGATTCCAACCGTTTACAGTAGCAACCACTACAGGAACAGGAATGACAACTCCTTCTGGTGGTATTTCAATGTCTCTTAGCCCTGAACAGGCGGCAATGCAATCGCAGTTATTTAGCGGTGCATCTAGTCTGTTTGGAAGAGCAACGGCTGACCCTCTACAAGCGCAAGAAAATATATACAATCAAATGAGGGCTTTGCAAAGACCAGAAGAAGAACGTGACCGTCTAGCTTTAGAAGAGCGTATGTTATCTCAAGGTCGTTTAGGATTGCAGTCAGCGGCTTATGGGGGTTCTAGTCCAGAACTAACTGCTTTAGCTAACGCACAAGAAAAAGCAAAACTAGAAGCAAATTTAATGGCTAGGGGGCAAGCATTAAAAGAACTAGAGCAGTTTAGAACTATGGGTTCTTCTATGTTTACGGATGCTTATAAACCTCAACAAGAACTATTAGATGCTTTAGATGTTGGACGTAACATAGCAACCATACCTGCAAACTTAAGTTCAGCTTTTATGAGTTTATTCTCTCAATTAGGTCAGTCTGGTGTTGAAGCATTAATGCAGGGCGAAGAGTTAGCGCAGGCTTATGAGTTAAGTGCCGCAGGAGGTATGCTAGGTAATCTTAGTGATATGTTCAGTAGCAGTGGTAGCGGAAGTAGTGGTAGTAGTTCAACTAAAGACTTTGATGACATGAATGATTGGGAAAAAGCACTTAGAATTTTGGAGTATAAGGATGAGTTGAAAGATTTAGGTTTATTTGAACAACCAGACTACGGAGAAGGTTTCGTAACTGTAGAAGAAATATTATAATAATACTAGGAGAAAATAATGGCTAACAGAGATATTGCAGGATTATTAACAGGCATTCCTAGTAAGGGTATTGACCCAAAAGTAGGTATGTCAGCACAAGAAATGACACAAGCAACTTTTTTTAATGCAATGGACCGTATGAACCGTGGTATGCGGGGTTTATTCACAGGAGACAGAAGAAGTCCAGAGGAAAAACGAAAAGAACAACTAGCTGATTTAATAGCTAACTTTGATACATTACCACCTACTCAACAAAAACAAATTATAGCACAGCTACAGGCTTCTGGACAAACCGCACTAGCGGTACAACTAGCAAACCAAGTAGCAATGAACGAGCAAAAAGCGGAAGCAAAAGCAGAGGCTAATGCAAAGGCTACTCGTACAGCTAGTATACGAACAGCTATAGTTAAGCGCATGGGAGACGACTCTCAATACGCTGATATAAAACCTTTAGTTGAAGCAGGTGCGTTTGATAATGACTTTTCGTCTTTAATAAAGACCTTAACTCAACCCTCAGATGATAAAAAACTAAGTAAACTTTATTCAGCTACTGACGGTAACGGTAACGATATAATTGTTGCTGTTCAAAGTCAGAAGGGTCAAGACGATAAATTAGTAACTATAGACGGTAGTGATGTTCCTAAAGGAACTGTGTTGAAAGCGGGTGGCACTAAAGTAGCTGTAAATCTTAACAGTGAAGAAGAAAACGCTTTAAACAAAGAATTAGGTAAACTTAAGGCTAATGCTGTTATGGAGTCCTATAAAGAGGCTAATAGTGCGCAGATAGGTTCACAAGTTATTGACAACCAGTGGGATATTATATCTAGTCAGATAGGTGTTATCTCAGGAACAGCCGCTGAATTTAAACTTGGCGCGGCAAAGGTTTTAAAAGCTGTGGGTTTGATTGGCGGTGACGATTCAGATACAGACCAGTTAATAGAAAACACTGAAACCTACGTAGCCAATGCGGGTAATTTGGTTGCGAGAGTAATTAAAGAGTTTGGTGCAGGTACTGGTCTTTCTGATGCGGATAGGGAGTTTGCTCAGAAAATCGTAGCAGGTACGCTTACTTTAGATGCCAAGTCAATGAAGAAATTAATAAAACTACAAGCTAGAGCCGTTAGAAGACAAATTGAAGAGCATAATAAAACGGTAGCAAAATTGGCTCCTAAAAACCAAGCCTCGTTAAGTGTAGAAGTTCCTGAGTTTTCTTGGGCTTACGACCAACCGCAAGAATCAAAAGTACCTGATGATATTCAAAGCATTTTAGATGAATTAACACCATCAGGACCACGGTAGAGGACACTGTAATGGCAGAATTAGACCCAACATTAAATAGAGCGCACGATGCTTTAAGAAAGGCGTATGCTCTGTCTCAGCAGGTTGATTTACCTGAAGATGTGAGACAACAGCGAAAGGCTGAAGCTGAAAAACTAGCTGTTTATATTAGAAACTATAAACCACAAGTAAAAACACCACTACCTGAAGAACAAGAAGAGGCTTTATCTTGGACTGCACAGGTTGCTTCAATTCCTGATTTAATGCCGCAAGCTGTTGAAAGTTTCATGGATAAGTTTCAAAAAAGAGTTGACTCTGCAAAAGAAACCCAAGAAGCTGTAAGGAAAGGGACTATACCACAACGGACAGCAGGTACTTTGACAACATCTTCATTAGCTGTGGGTGTTCCTATAGATATTTTAAGTACAGGTATTGAGACAGGTATAGATGTTGCTAGTTTACTTATCCCCGATTCTATTGGTGAGCCTGTAGCTAATACTCTTAGAAACGCAACTAACGCTGTTTTAAATACAGATTTAGGTAAATTAGCTGTTGAGGCTATGCAAGGGGGTAGTGAAAAATACAAGGAGTTAAAGACAAAAAACCCTGAAAGTTTTAAAGCAATAGAGACAGCTATAAACTTCGGTATTCTGTTTGCTCCAGTTCCTAACGCATCGCCTATTTCCAATGCTATAGGTAAAACAGGGACTAAAATAGTTCATGCCTCTGATAAAAAAATAGCTGTTAAAAAGAAAGATTTTGTCAATGACTTAATAAAACCACCCATGACAAAAGAAGTAGCGCAAGAACAGTTAAAAAGAACTACAGTATCTCCTATACTACAGACAGCAAAAGTAGCGCAAACGGCTGATGAAATAGAGATGTCTGAGATTATACAAAAGATACCTAAGGTTGATACTAATAAGACAATAACGAATAATTACTTATTTATTAAAGACGATTTATATAATAAAGCTGACAAACTAGTAGATGATTTAGAGCGTTTTGAAACAGGAAGAATGAAAGCAACAGGGGCTACTGGTAGATTAGAGTTTGACGAAGTTGCTAGTAGACTCAATAAGGACATGGCTGAACTTATAGCGACCAATCCGCTGATAAGAGGTCAGAAACCTCTACAAGACACAGCGCAAGCGTTGTTAGATAAGACTATTCAGCTTTTAAAAGATAAACCACTAACACCTGCAAACGTGTTAAGAGCCAGACAAGATTTAGATAAGTTTATAATGTCAAACAAAGGCAGTGTTTTTAATGCGGTAGACGAAAACGCTCTTAATGTTCCTTTTAGAACTATACGAAGAACACTCAATAGTGTTATAGACGAGCAAGTTCCTAGTGCTAAAGTTAAAAAATCACTGAGAGAGCAATCTTTATTGTATAATGCTTTAGATAACATAGGTCCAAAAGCCGCTGATGAAGCCGCTAACGTTGTTGGTAGGAGTATTCAAAAGGTAGCTAAGATTTTACCTTACAACGAGCAGAGAGGTATATGGTTAGCTAATGTTGCTTTGTTGGGTGGGGCAGGCGCATACACGTTTCCTGAGTTAATACCTTATGTGGCGGGTGGTTTAGCCAGTTATACTGCAGGTAGGGCGGCAATGGCTAGTACGTTACCACCTAAAACTAAAAAGCTGTTTGGTCAGTTATTACAGGGCATGGACCAAGCTATAAAGACATCTAAAAACAGAGAAATGATACAACAACTTAGAGCAGACAGAGTTTACATTGCAGATTTATTAAAAAATATAGAGACGCAATCAGCGGAGGAAGAATCAAACGTACCGCCATTAATAGCTAGACCTCAGTAAACAAAAGGGGGCATTGCGCCCCCTAAGTTTTACCTAGACTATCTCACACGCGCCTCCAGTACACGCTAGTTCTTGCGAACCTGTAGTAGTGTCTTCCTTCTCAAAGTGTTCTAGGTCACTCCAATTTACATCAACTGGCATAGCCGCTAGTAACTCCTCATACTTCTCAGCGGTTATGTCCTCATAAGGGGCTTGCTGATAAACATGGTCACTAACTGGCAACAAGCTGATACCACTAACAGTGTCGAAGTT